GCAAGCAACTGTGATTGATCTGACAAATATTGATTTGTTGCGGTTTCAAGTGAAACACGTTTAGCCGCTAATACCGACTCATGTTTATCATCATGAAAATGTTGCCCGCAAGCATAGCAAGTGTGCGCTTCTAAATCGGCAATTTCTTTAGTAACTTTGTCTATAGTTTTTTGTTCGCGAGCAATATCTGCCTCACCACGCAATATAGCTTTACCCAAATCATCTAAGTCTTTGCGCTGTTGATTATATGCAGTAAGCGCAGTGTGTGCTGCAAGTTCTTGTTCAATATCAATTTTATGCAACTCTGCTAACGCATTTTCTAACTTTGCTGCATCATCTGTGTGCTTAGTAGTCCACATATTTTGTCGACGAATTAAGCTCTCAATTTGTTCTTTTATGCGTCCGTTTGCGTCTGCAATCGCCTTAATACTGTATTCTTCTTGCTGAATTGCATCCTTTGTAGCACGAGTCAACTCTTTTAAATTCTCAGCCTTTTCACTAAGCATAGTAATACCGAGTAGCTGCTCGATGATCTCACGTTGATCACCCGACTTTAAACTAAGGAACGGTTCAGTGTACGTGTTAAGAGCAACAATGTGTTTAAACATATCATGCTTCATGCTTAACATACGCTCAATCTCAGCTTGCGTTTCTCTGCTATCACCTTGCGATTCGTCTGTAATTTCTTTTTCTTCATCACCCACGTAAAACTTCATTACGTTTGGCTTACGTCCACGCTCAATCTTATAATCTTGCCCGTTATGTTCGAACTCAACTGTGACTAACATGTTCTTACCATTAGTTTTATTAATTAAGTTATCACGTTTAATATTAGTCAACGCTTGCCCAAACAAACTGTAGCTTAACGCATTGATGATAGTTGTTTTACCAGTGCCGTTACGTGCGCCGCTGTCGTCACCACCTAAATCAACATTGACACCAAGCACTAACGTGAGATCATTGCGATCAAAGTCCACTGCTTGCGTTGCATTACCAACACTCATGAAATTTTTCACGGTAAGATTTTTTATACGGAATGCCATTATTTATATTGTCTCATTAAATTATCTTTCCATGGAAGCATCCTAAGATTATTAATACTAGCTGCCTCTTCTGGGGGTATATTTCTTTCAAAACATTCCTTAATAGGAATGATATGATCTAATTGCCATCCATCTTTAACTCCGCATAATGTTCTAACATATCCATTAGGGTTAATAATAGCTATGTTTGACAAATATATCTTATGACTCATCCCATGTACTATTCTAGCATATTTTTTATATACAGGAGTGTTAGGGTTACGCATTTTTCTTGAACCGATTCCTTTTGCAGCAACATTTGCAGCTCGTTGTTGGCACGTGTGGCTACAAAATTTACGAGGAGTTGATTTTATTGATTCGAATTCTTTTTTACACGCCGCATTCTGGCATACACAGTAAATAGTTCTTCGTTGAGACGGAACAACAGACCCACCTCTCCTACCTCTAATAGTAACGATACCTACCTCTTTTCTGATCTTAGTTATTGTTGGATGTGATGCACTAACTAGTAAGCATATCTCAGTAACCGACCGTTGTAAATCAATGATTAAATTCAATTCGTCCTCTGTAAATATTCTTCTTTTAGCCATATATTACTCCTATATAACTATTTATACATTTACCTGTTAACTGTAAGATTTTTTATTTTAAACAATTATAAATTCCTATAGATGTCTAATAACAATGCTGGATTATAATGCTCACTGTTGATAGCTGTTAGTTGACTTGTCACGATTGTATCAATACTTTCGAATTGAATATTGCCTAGCATAATATCTGTGCCGATATCAGTGTGCTTTACTGGAATTAATGTAAGCTCACGCAAATTATATGTACCTACAAAAGTTTCTTTAATAAATGTTGCTTCTTCATATGAAATATCCACGTCGATGTTTACTCGACAGTGCATACCTTTTTGTAACAACGTATCTGGAGTTTGCAAAATGTCGCTTAGTGTGTATACACGATACTTGGGTTGATCAGGCCATGCATGAAACGTTGGCTCTTCTTCCCAGTTAAGTATCATCATACCACGTTCATCATCACCTGCATCTGCATAATTATGTGGAAACGCATTGCCAATATATGTAATATTCTTACCTGTTTGACGTTTATGAAAATGCCCACTGTACACATGATCAATATGCCCAAAATCCTCACGTCTAATCTCACCGTGCTCTGGCATTTGCACCATTGCATTCATATAATAGCCCGGTAACTCAAAGTGCCCGAACATATACTTTGCATTGATCTTTTGTATCTTTTTATGATCATCTCCTACTAGCCACGGAACAATGCTTACATCACCCTCTTGATAGAAATCATTAATAATCTCAATGTTTGGAATATGCTTTGCCCATTGTGCAGATTGTATATCACGCTTGTCACGATAATATAAATCATGATTGCCCGGAATAAAGATAACACGGTCAAACGCTTTGCCCAACAACTCTAACGCTGTTAGGCTATAGTTTAACGTGACTACATTAATTGCCGCTCGATTATTATGATAGTCTCCAAGAAAAAAGCAAACATCGCACCCTTCTTTTTTTGCATTACTAATAAACCATTTAATGTACGCAAGGCAATCTTCATTATGTTGTGTACTATTTGACTTTAGTCCTAGATGTAAATCTGTAAATACCGCAGCTTTTTTGAATAAATTCATTTTTTCCTACAATCGATTAGTGGTTCATTTAATTTTACTAGAATGTACCCTTTGAAGTCAAGTTTTTTGGCACATATTTTTAATCCATACTTAATGTTAAGTTTTAACTCACGTTCGGCAGCCCCGATGGAATTATATATTCGTACTTCTCCTGAGGGTAAGGTGACTTGTAATTTAATTCCGTATTTTGCATGTTGTTCTTTTTCTTTATCGGTAAACCCAGTAGTTGCTATTCTATCGAGTCTGGTTTGTATTTTTTGCTTATATGATTGTATTTCTTCGGTACTTAATCCGTGGATAGCGTGTTTCTTCTTTAATGTTTCTGCTCGTTTAACGATATGAGATTCATCTAAATACCCAAATCCGCCTGTCGCATCATTATTGAGATTATAATATGTTGGATCATCTTTAATATTTACTACTGTATCAAGCCATTTTTTTTCTGTTTCTAATACTAATTTTTTATTGTTTTCAGAAACATATTCTAATACTCTCATAGTAAAGTGTTGTGGGTTATTTTTATATGCTACCATAAAATCTTTGCCGGATCCTTTATAATAATCATCGACTGCTCCGTAATGCGATCCGATATATTTCATATTATTAGTGGAATTTATCCATTCATATACATAACCATAGTAATCTTTTTTGTATTTCATATCTGCCAATCCCCTGTAAATGTATTTAGTTATGGGCGACTGGCAGATAAAATAATTTGCGGTTATTCGTCGGCTCCGTGTCCACCACCACCGCCCCAGTTACCGCCTTGATTCTGTCGAGTATAGCTTGGTGCGTAGTTGTTCATCTCTAAAATGTCATCACGAATATTTTGATTGCGCTTTTCGATGTTTAATACACGAGTAAAGCTGTTTGTAATTGCGGCTGTATAATAAGCAAATGGATTGTCTGATTTACTTTCGTCAAACTGTAGCCCAATTTGACTTAATTGAAGTAATGCTTGGCTACGCATCTCGTCATTGTATGTATAACCACGCCAGTTACTACGTGTAGCATAGCGTTCACATAGTTTAACAAACATATGAGCTAACTTAGCCGTCATGCTACCATGATCTTTAACAAAACCGCCAGTTTCAAAGTCGCCTTTCCAGTGACTCTTACCAACAACAATTGGAGTTAAGTCTTCGGTTACTGAATAATGAAAGAAAGGAGGAAAGTTTAGTTTAACGTACTTAACAGCACCTTTGACTTTAACAACTGGTGCAGGCTCATCGTATTCAGTTTCGAACAAATCTTCGTCGTACGCTTCTTGTGCTTTAGCGTCGGATTTTTTCTGTTTAACTTCGTCGATTGGTATATGTTCCCATGTCATAACACGGAATACAATGTCTGTTACTGGGATATTTTCTACTGGGATTGCAAATTCATCTAACTTGCGTTTGTTACCGAGCAATAATTCAGCTTCTTGTGCTTCTTTAGCAAGCCTTGTTGCTCTTGTTGCTCTGGCTTCTGCTACGGATTTTTTAGTAATTGCACTTACGTTTAATACAATAGCATCGTACATAGTTACATCTTTATTAATGAAACTACAATATGTTAATTTACTTTTAGCGATTTCTTTTAAAATGTCTTTATTATTCAAATAGTTCACACGTCTTGCCATATATTATACACCCTTTAATTTGTTATTTGCTTCTTTTCTTAATATACCAATTTTCCTATTTGCTTCAGCTATATTGGCGGCACCTTCGTCACTTCTGTTACACGCAGCTATACTCATTTTTAACTTAACTTCGTCACTTGCAAGTATATCCCTTCTTCTAGCTGCCTCTTCGATACCAAAAATATCTTCCCACGTTCTACCTTTCTTAGCAACCGACTGCTTTAATTTAGCATCGTCTGTTCTTTTTTTACCTGTATTAGCCTCGCTAATCTTACGTTTTGTTTCATCGCTAAGTGGTGTGCGGATTCTATTCTTTGCTGCAATTGATCGTTTTAATCTAGTATCAGCGGATTCATTTCTTTTAGCAGCCGCCATTTTTTCTCTAGTAGTGCTAGATGGATTGCTTATGCCTTCTCCGCCATTCGTTTGATTATGTAATATTCCGTTGCCTAAATCTTTTCTCCCATATTGTTCTATGAGCTGTATTTCTAATAAATGTGCGTCAATTTCTGTTAAATTTTCTTTAATAAACAAAATATTTGTTTTATCTATCGGAACTGGACAATTATGTTTAGTAAACGCACGTTGCCCTATTCCTTTACCTATATAATACGGGGTGCCGATGCTAGCAGTTAGCGAAGTTTTGCTACGAATATATGCATATACATAATAAGTTGTCATATTTATATTACCTTTTATATATTTATCTATTTAGGTAATTTACTTTACTTATTATGATGTGAATAGATTCCTTTTAATTATTATAACATATAGTATTGCGCTATACAACCTATTTATCTGGTTATTCTTTAACTGCTACTATTTCTCCGACAATAAATACACTATAACAGAGGTTTTACTATGGCTCTAAATCCTACAGACGCACCTATATTTGATAATAGAGGTGGTTACGTGCCCGGACAAGTTGATTCTACCAATGGTGGCTACGACCCTTATGCTCCGCAAAACTATACCGGTGCGTATGCGCCAAGTTTTGCCGGCGGATATAACGGTGCGCAAGCATTAAGTAGTGGTGGCGGATACAATGCAAGTAACCCGAGTGCATATTTAACAGGAACTGATTCAATTGGCGGCCAGGCTGCAATTAGTCAGGATTATACAACTGGCAGTGCATTAGCTGGAACATATGATACACGTGGTGGATATATTCCCGGACAAGAAGAATCAGTTAACGGCGGATATGATCCATCAAAAGATGCAGGCTCATACGAATCAACAGATGCACGTAAAGCAATTTCAGGACTTAAGGATGGCGGAGCTGCAAGTGATGCCAAGACAGCACCACAAGTTGCATTTCAAACTCAAACCGGAGGAGATAGCTCCGGTGCATCCGATGATTGGAGAGTTCGCATAAGTTTAGCTGATCTGTCGACTATATTTTATAAAGAAACTGGCCCTAATCCAAATAGTCTTATGGCACCACTTAAAGATACTAACGGTGTAATTTTCCCTTATACACCAAGCATTACTACTTCGCATGTAGCAAACTACACTCCAGCAACTCCAACTCATAGTAACTATCCGCAACAATTCTATAATAACAGTGAAGTAAGCGATATTACTATTTCTGGTGAATTTACAGTTCAAGGTATTGATGAGGGCAAATACTTGCTTGCTGCAATATACTTTTTTAGATCGGCCACTAAAATGTTTTTTGGACAAGGTGCTAATGCAGGTAACCCACCACCAATTGTATTCTTAGATGGATACGGTAGTCATTATTTCCCACATATTCCGTGTGTAATTAGTAACTTTTCGCATACTTTGCCTAACGAGGTAGATTATATAGAAATTCCAGTTACTACAGCAACGTTAACAGAATCATTAGTTACACCCGAAACTCCTATGAGTGTTGCAAACAAAACAAAAACAGCATATAAATCAGTAACAACATCGACTCGTGTTCCTGCAACAAGTACAATATCGATTACATTAAAACCAGTATACAGTCGTAAAAATCTGCATGATAGATTCAATCTTGACTCGTTTGCTGCAGGTAGATTGCTACAAG